TTTAAGCTGATGCTCCTTTTTCCTAAACTAAAAAAGAGAAAGTGAAATGCATTTCTTCCTCTCTCCTCATAAAAGGGAATGTATTTTTTGCGTGCAAAATAAAAAGGAACACCACATAATGGCATTCCTTAAAATATAATTATTTCTCTTTATGTTTGAAAATGTCTTTGGCATTGTCTGCTAGTTTAGCAACTGATTCTTTAGTCTTTGCAGTTCGTTCTTCTTTCTTAATTTGTTTTTGAAATTTGAGTTCTTCTTTTTCATGAATGGCATCTTCAAATATTTTTTGACTTTCTGCTATTACTTCTTCTGGTATATACTTGACACAAATGACTGTTCCTGTTTTAACCTTCTTACCACTTTTAGGATTTGTCTCGATTACTTGATTTACAATATAATCTTTATAATCAGTTTTAGCTTGATTGGTTTTCAATGGTACGAGCATGAATTTAAGACCTACTTCATCAAGCATTTGTTCTGCTTGTGAAATATCCAATGGAAAACCATCTTTATATAATTCTGGAACTGTTGCATAAGTCTCAGTTTCTGTTTCGTCCTTATTAGAGACTCTATTAACTATACCATCAGCAACAGGTAATGCAGTATCAATTAATCCGATTACTGCTCCTGCAACTGAAATAGCAGCTCCTATTTTTCCACTAACTTTTTTGCCCATCCTCAATCCCCTCCAAAGAAATATAATTTTGCAAGTTCATTATAGCACCTTCTTACGTAAATTGAAAGACATTTTTAACAAATTATTTATTGTAATACAAAAAATGGTCAAATGCCCACTTTTTTTTGCCAATTCTTTTATTTTATTAATTTTTTTATCACAATTAAATAAGAAAAAAAAGTGGGAAAGTGGGCAATTATTGTACTACAAAAAATAAAAACCCAGTAAAATCAAGGGTTTGAGGGGTGTCAAGTTCTGGTCAAATCCATTTTCAAAAGTGGGCAAAAATGGCCAAAAGTGGGCTAATTATTGTAATACAAAAAATAATTTAGGCTAAATTTTCAAAATAAAAGTGACCAATTATTGTAATACAAAAAATAATTTGACCAAAAAATGACCAAAAATCGTCCGAAAAAGCCTATTTATTGTACTACAAAAAATATTTATTGTAATACAAAAATTAGTTGTAAAACGTTAAATCGTGGTAAATTCCTATGGCTCTTCGAACAATTTCTACCTTATTTACGCCCAAATATTCAGCCATTTCGTCCAAAATATCAAGTTCTTTGTCAGTAATTCTCATGCTAAATACCCTATTTTTAGTCATTTCAACGTCCTTTTTAGGTCTTCCACGCCCAATTTTCATTAAAATCACCTCCAAATACGACCTGTTTTATTGTCTTTTACCACTATTCTGCCCTCAATTTTGAAGTCAGAAAGCTCACAAATGCTAAAAATTGTCTCTAAAAACTTGTGAAAACGCTCTTCTTCATCAATATTTAGACGTTTTATAGCTTCATAAGCGGTTAAATCGTAGTATCCCTCTTGGTTTTTCTTTCTAGTTTTGTCATTTTTCATCATTCACGTCCCTTTCTTCAAGTCTAACACCGCCATAAATCCATAAATCTTCCTGCAATTTCTCAATTGTAAGCTCTCCATCCTGCCAAGCTTGATAATATTGGAGAATATAATTGGTGAACTCTGGTATACGTTTAGCATAGGTCTTTTGCCAGTAATGGTCCATTAATACTTCTAATGGTAACGTCAGAAGAAGTGTCATTGCAGCGTTTATAGCATCATTTGTAGCTTCTACTTTAGCTACTGCAATCTCTCTCTTAAAGCGTTCTTGAAACATCATGTCAATCTGAGCCTGTGTCAAACAATATGTAGTGTTCTTTTGTCTTTGCTCTCTTCTTCTCTCCGCACGAGTCTTATCTTTAGAAGTATTAATAGATTCATTCATGCTGTCTTCCCTCCTTAGCTTTATTACATCATGAACAGTGCAAATATAATGATTAATGCTAGTTCCATAATGTCTATGAATAGTAAAATTTTTGTTATGCCGTTCATTCTACTTCTCCATTCTCTGCTGATTTAAAGTTACTAAATAATTTCGTTTATACCAATATCCAGTATTTTCGCCAAGAGCTTTATCATCAATATATACATCAGCAAATATTTTACGAGTATCACCGCCCATTTCTTCAATTACTTCTGGTAAGTTTTCATTAACAGTGTCAAATATCAGTCCATGTTCTTCACACCATTTGACTGCATCATCAAGAAGCTCTCCAGTGCGACAAGTCCATAATATCACTTTATCGCCATAATTATTTTTACATAATTTAAGGTTATTAATAAGATTAATATTTGCCTTGCCAATTTCTGGCCAGTCATTCTCACACAAAGTGCCATCAAAATCTACTGCAATAATCATTACAATCCTCCTTAATAATTAACTGCTAATGGTAATATCATACCTATACAAGTTCCATTTTTAATAGCATATACTGGTCCTATTCTATCATCAAAATAGAAAGATTCACACTCATAATAATCAAATATCTTTTTGTCTACATATGTCTTATATATCTCTTCATCACCACCCCAAGTAATCTTGATCTCGACGCCTTGCTTAAATATACCACAAAAATCTAAACCTTTAACTATGCCTGAGGTCTTCGCATTTGGAAATACATGTTCTATCATGTGGTATTTAGCGACTACTCTATCACGTCTGAAATTTTCTATTGCCGTAAACTTGGTCAAATCGACGAAAATATCTTCCTCATCAATGGAGAAAATATGTGTTGTATATACGAGATTTACCCTGCCATTTGCAATGGAATAGCAGCCTGGTAACATTTCTTTTGTTCTACCACTAGGTTTCTTTACATAATTAGCATAATTCTTAATCAATTCCTGCTGAATTTTTACAGATTTCATCCTTCTTTCTCCTTTCGACAAAATATAATATTACTCAGAATCTAAATGCCACCCATCTTCATCTGGAAATCTTACTATTTTACGTCCACAAAATAAGCATTTGCTCTCATACTTTATGACTTTTGATTGTGGTTCATTATTGTAATATAGATTTGTGGTATATTGCTGTAGCTCTTTGTAATCTGGAGTATGCATTCCATAAATTTTACAATCTAATCTCTTGCTAAAAGAATATAATAAGGACCATAATTTACCCATACTCTTTCTCCTTCCAATTAACTGGTTTTTCAGACTCAGTATTATAACCATAATCCAGACATTCACAGCAAGGATCACACTTTTCTGGAATATCACAATATTTACAAGTCTCACAATACTGCTTAAAATCCACTTCTACATCAACGTTGCTCATTTGTCTTTACCTCTATGCTTTCCCGTTCTATTTTGTGTTTAAGTGCTATATATCTAGTTGCCAGCAACGATACTTGCCTTTTATCAATTTCCATATCACTATCACTTGTGTACTTATTAGATAGGTTCTTTGCTCCACATATAATAAGCTCACTGCAATGATTTAGATAATTATTCATTTCGGCAATATCCTGCTCTCTGCTGTTACCATCTTTAGTATCAGCTCTGTAGAAATACTTATATGCTGTTAACAAGTCGAAGATTCCAGTATAATACATCCCAAACAAATCAATCATCTCATCCCAGCACTCTTTTCTGCCTTCATGATTGTAATGGTCTGGGTGATTTACTAGGTCTTTATCTGGCTCCTTTGGCGGTAATATCAGTTCTTGTAAATCTGGAAATTCAATCACACACCATTTTTCGCTAAACGAAACTGGTGCATGAATAGATGTTTGTGTTCTTACAGATTCTTTATTATCCCAACCCATTGCACACCATAGTCCATTCGTGTCATAATTATAAGGCTCTAAACCTTGTTTGCTTACATCATCATTAAAATTATGTATTAGATCTCCGATAGTGCAAAAACCTCTGTCAGAAATCTTATTGAATACATACTTCACTATATCTTCCGCCACTTTTCTTCTACATGTTAAATTGAACATCTACTTCTCCTCCTTTTCTTTATTAGCAACTGCCTTAGAATATAAATCTTTCAATACTTCATACATTGCTAAAATATGCTTAATGCATCCAACTTCTGGCTCTTTGTT